TATGGCGGTCCCATTTGTGGATAGCTTGACGACTAATTTGGACCATTCCTTACCTTTAACTATTGGTGAGTTTCGTAGACATGTTCGTTCAGAGTTTCCTAAAAAAAGAAAATCTGGAAATGATGATGTTGAATTTGTATTAGGTACAGTAGATTTATTAGACAATGAAGTTGATATGTCTACAGTTTTTGATATATGTTCTAACCCTATGAATAGAACAGTTACAAAAAAAGAATTAAATGAAATGGGATTGTTTGCATTAACAAAACAAAACCAAGTTCATGTAATCGTTATGCGACCTAAAAAAGATATAGAAATATCTACGCAAGAAAAGGAGCATGCATTTTAATTAGGAGGTAATTATGAGTCAAGAGCGAGATGCTTTAGTAAGAACGTATTTAGAAAAATATAAAGATCTACCAACAATGTCTTTAGCTAAATTAATTTACAAAGAGCATCCTGCTCTTTTCTCGTCTTTAGAGAACACTAGAAGTTTTATTAGATATAGACGTGGTAATAAAGGTGATGAACATAGACAGAATGGTAAAAATAAATACAAAGATTTATATAGAAAAAATGGTAAAGCAGGATTTACTACACCTATACCTAAATCAATAGCTAAACCACCAAAAGATATTAAATTACCTAATGGTAAATATGCTATTATATCAGATGTACATGTACCATATCATGATGATGATGCTGTTGATACATGTTTAAATTATATAGATAAACAAGATATAGATCATATAGTCTTGAATGGAGATATAGCTGATTTCTTTTCCATATCAAGATGGGAGAAAAACCCAGAAGAAAGAAACCTTGCAAGGGAATTGATGTTAGTTCGTCAGTTCCTTTCTCATTTAAGGGATCGTTATCCTAAAGCTAGAATCTTTTATAAGATAGGAAACCATGAAGAACGATGGGAAAAGTATATGTGGTCTAAAGCACCAGAGATTTGTGGTGTTTCAGACTTTGAAATGTATAACTTATTAGAGTTTCGTAAGTGGGGAATAGAAGAAGTTAGTGGTAGACAACGTATGAAAGCAGGTAAAAACCTAACTATTATACATGGTCATGAAATATTTGGATCAGCAGCACCAGTAAACTTTGCTAGAACCCTACAAACTAATCTAGGTGTATGTGCAATAGCAGGTCATAGACATACAACTTCACAACATTGTTTTAAAAATGCTGATAATAAGTATATACATTGTTGGTCTTTAGGGTGTTTATGTGATATGCGACCAGAATATGCTACATTTAACAAGTGGAATCATGGTTTTGCTATGATGGAATTAGATAAAAACGACTTTATTATAGAAAATAAGCGTATAATTAACGGAAATGTAGTATAATGGCAGGTAAAATACTGTATAATTTAGAGTTTGATGAACATGAACATCCAGCTCAAATAGAGCTATATATATGGCGAAATTACAAACATTGCCTTAAATTAGGGGGTAAATTGCTAGAAAGATGGCAGCATATGAAAAATGCTGTACGATATTTATTTCCAGAATCTTTTCTTGTAGAAAAAGGAGCATATTCTTACGAGCAACGTGGATATGTTTGGAATAAATGGATGGAACGTAGATGTAAATCATTTATGAATGGTGATAGTGATCGTCAATTTCAAACTTGGTGGGGTGCATCAGCAACTGGCAAATCTACAGATGCAGGAGTACTAGCATTATGTGCATGGCTTGCATCACCACATAACACAACTGTTATAGTTTGTAGTACAACAACTAAAATGTTAGAGAAACGTATATGGAGAGAAGTAGTACGTTTTTATAAAATGCGTGAAAACGAATTACCGGGAGTTATTAGAAGATCAACAACTAGTATTTTATTTGATCCAGAAAATCCATTATCTGGAATACATGGTGTTGCTGTACAAATGGGTACACAAGCAGATGCATTAGGTAACTTAATTGGTATGCATAATGAATATGTATATTTAATAGTAGACGAAATGCAAGCTACTCGTGAAGCAGCAGTAACAGCTTGGGATAACTTATCTTCTGGAATGATTGAAGGTGGATTTTTAGGTATGGGTAACCCTATGTCTAAAATAGATCCATTAGGTGCTAAATCTATTCCAATAGACGGATGGGAAAAATTATCATCTGAACATGAAGAATGGAAAACTCCTAAAGGATATTGTTTATATTTTGATGGATTAAAAAGTCCGGGAGTTGATGATCCAGATAGATACCCATTTTTACTTACAGAAAAACAAATAGATGAAATGCGTATAGATCCCGGTGAAGACAGTCCAAGATTTTGGACTATGCGTAGAGGTTTTATGCCACCAGATGGAATTATATGGTCTGTATTAAATGAAAAAACTATAGAACAATTTCATGTAAAAGAAAATGCATATTGGGAAAGTAATCCTATTACAATAGTAGGTATTGATCCAGCTTATTCTGCTGGCGGAGATAAATGTATTTTATATCCTGCTAAAGTAGGAATGGCTAATGATGGTGAGTATAAAATAGAATTTCAAAAACCTATTCGTATACAATTAGTAGCAAAAGAAAATGAATTAATGTTAGATACATTATGTAAAGAATTAGCAAAACATATAATTAATTTAAATGTTAATACTATAAATATTGGTATGGATTGTACAGGAAACCAATGGATGTTAGCAGATGCTTTAGAAAAAGAATTAGGTGAAACTGGTATAATGCGTGTAAAATTTTCTGGTAGTGCTAGTAGCGATCCTATTTCTGTACAAGATAGAAGACCTGCAAAAGATTTATATACAAACTATGTTACAGAATTATGGGGTAGATTTGGTACTTACGTACAAAATGATATGATAAGAAATCTTGATGACGAAGCTTGTAAACAATTTTGTACAAGATTATTAGACTTTTCATCTAACGATAGTCGTAAAGTTGTAATAGAATCTAAAACTATATTAAGAGATAGATTAGGTTATTCTCCAGATGAAGCTGATAGTGCAGTAGTTGCAATAGAAGTTGTAAGAAAAGGTTTAAATATTTTACCTATGCAAAACAAAGGTGGAGTAGGTTCTTTTTCAGATGCTGAATATGAAGATATGGCTTATGCTGAAGAAGAAATGTTAAATGGATCTTTTGATGGAGATGATTTTGATAGTGTAGATTTAGATATAGAAGAAGATATAACAGATTGGAATGAGCTTGAAATTTAAATTAAACAATATAGACTTGACACCGCCTTGTGGATGGATGTATAATATTGCATTAACGAATGTTACAATTAAATCAAGTTCTTATAATGAGCTTGTTAATGAAGTAAAATTAAATTTAAAAATAAATAATTTTGATATTCCAGATAATCTTGAAGAAGATATACAACATCAAATATGTCAAAATTCACCAAACACATATTGTAAAAATTCTACATCATTAGTATACAGACCTATGGATGTATATAATGGAACAAGTGCTTTTGTTCATATGATGCGTAAAGGTAAAAAATCTTTTGTAAATATAGAAAAAGCTGAAGAAAGAGCAGAAATTTGTTCTAAATGTACAAAATCCGGGATGCTGGTCATGTAAAGGTTTTCAACATATAGTAGATAAAGTAACAAAAGGAAGGAAAACAAAGCTTGACAATGAGTTAAAAGTGTGTGGTATTTGTAAGTGTTTTATAAAAGCAATGGTACATGTAGATGTTGAAATTTTAAATTTAACAACTAAAAAGAAAATTATTAAAAATAAATATCCAGATTTTTGCTGGAAGAAAAAAGAATTGGAGGAATATTATGAAAAAATTTAATGTTATAATGAATTATGAAATTCATGAAACTGGTGAAGCACTTAATACACATGAATGTAAATTAAATATAATTACAAATTGTGCTGATGGAAATAGTTTTTCTATTAATTTAAAACAATTAGGAAGAAATGAAAGTGAATGTGTATCAGATTTACAAAGACAAGAATTATTTTGGTCTGGAATTAAATCAATGTCTTTAGGAGCAGTACAAACAGAATTTGAAGAATACAATCCAGAAAAAAATAAAAAAATAAAAGAAGAACAAAATAAAAAACAATATGAAACGTCACG